GATCTTGCTCTTCATTGTCCAGGTCGACCATGATCTCGCTATTATTATCAAGTTCAATTTCGAAATCCTCCATGTCTTCTGGTGTCAGTCTATAAACTTATAGTCAAGTCTTTAACGCAGAAAAAAATCAAATGTCTTAGTAAAGAAGTATGATCAGTAGTCAGTTTGCCCTCGTGCTCGTGATTGCCATCGTGGTGCTCATGTATGTCAAGTGCTTCATGGGTATGAAGAAGAGTGGGTACAGGTTGTCCCCGGAGCCGGTGGAGGTGGAGCCCATGATCAACGGTGATGCCGTTACCAAGCTGCCTTACAATTTGGACTGCGTGCCCGGCCCAGGCAAGGATGCCGCCTACTACACCAAGGACCTGACCCCCGGTGGGTTCTGCGGTGACCAGGCGCTCGTCCGCGAAGCGATGTCCTACAAGATCCTCAGTGGTGTCGGGGGATCTCTCCTTGAGAAGTAAATTAAAGAAAAGAAACCAAGGGTAAGTACGAAAAACAATGTCTACCGAGGATGTGATGAAGGAGATCGCTGAGATGCGCAAGGAGATCAAGAGTCTCACCAAGCTGGTTCGCAAGATGGCCAAGGTTCAGGATGATCCCGATGGGTCCAAGGCAAAGGAGCGTGCCGCCAACACGGGGTTCAACAAGCCCAGCAAGGTCACCAAGGACCTGACCGACTTTATGGGTCTCGCCGAGGGCACCGAGGTGTCTCGCACTGACGTGACCCGTTTCGTTAAGCAGTATGTCAAGGACAAGGGTCTGTCTCATCCCGAGGATGGACGAAAGATTATTCAGGATGAGCCGCTCAAGAAGCTCCTGCAGACACCTCAGGGAGAGACCCTCTCTTATATGACCTTGCAGAAGCACATCTCCAAGCACTTCATCAAGGCTTAAACAAAAAACGCACTCTACTTTTAGAAAATGATATCCACTCAGGAGGTTGAAGCCATCATCGGTACGAACATCAAGAACATCGATGTGTACCGTAAGGCCTTCAAACACAAATCTTCTGTTCAACACGATGGCGTCGAGGGTTCCTACGAAACATTGGAATTTATGGGCGACTCCGTGTTGGGCTTTATTGTCACCAAATACTTGTTCGATAGGTACGAGAATCTGCAGGAGGGATTTCTAACTCGTGCAAGAACAAAGATCGTTTGTGGAAAGACGTTGGCAGATGTGTCTTCCAAACTGGGATTCCACAACTGGGTTCAGATGGATGAAAAAGGGATGAGAAATGGATGGAACAACAACCCAAAGATTCTCGAGGACGTCTTTGAGGCATTTGTGGGCGCCATCTATTTGGATCTTGGGATGATCGAAGCCAAGAAGTTTGTCCTGGGTGTTCTGGATAACCCAGATCTCATCCGTTTGGATCGCCTGATGGTGGATGACAACTACAAGGACATCCTGATGCGCGTCTGTCAGGCACAAAAGTGGGATCTTCCTGAGTATCGTCAACTGGATCATGTGGACTCCACCAAGTTCAGGGTAGGTATATACGTCCAAGGACATCAGTGGGGGACCGGAAAGGGATCCACCAAGAAGGAAGCAGAACAGGCTGGTGCCTACTTCACCTTGAAGCGCCTAGAAGAAAAACTTGAAAAGAGATTGGTTCCTTCCAAGCGACCCAATGCCATGATTAAAAATGTCCACAGAAAGTAATAATGAAGGTCGCCCTTATCAATCCTATCACCAAGACAGTCAATGAGTTGTGCACCGGTCACGAGGTTCGTGCCTGGGGTCGCAAGTCCGGCAATGTTATCGTGGATGTTCCCACCGGATTTCCTGTGAAGTCCATCCCAGACGTGAAGGCTTTCGGTCCGGATGTGGTCGTCGTGGAGAAGCGCGGCAATGGCGTTTTCAGGGAGTTCGCCAAGAACTTTGACAAGGTTGTGGACGTCGAGGGTCTTCGGTTGATTCTTTCTGCGAAGGTCCCCGAGCCCGTGGTGGTCAAGTCCGAGCCCGTTCCCGAGCCGGAGCCCGTGGTGGTCCCCGAGGTCGTCGAGGTCGCAGCGGCTGCCGTCGCCGAAGTCGAAAAAGTTATTCAGGAAGAAGAGAAGCCCAAGAAGTCATCATCACGCAAGAGCAAGAAACCTACCAAGTCCTCCACTTAAACATTAGAGCCCTATGCTAACTAGTATGCATCCCCAAGCAGAGAAGTTTTACAACAAGACTTATCCTGAACAACGTTCCGATGCGTGGTTCAAGATGAGGGGCACGATGCTCACAGCATCTGATGCCGGCACAGCCATTGGTGTGAATCCCTACGAAAAACCCGAGAAGTTGATTCTGAAAAAGTGTGGAGTAAGCGAACCCTTCAATGACTGGGCGACCAAGCACGGACAAAAGTATGAAGACGAGGCTCGATTGATCTACGAGGAACGTCACAATCAAAAGGTCTTTGAGATTGGTCTTGAACCCCATCACACCCTCGACTGGATCGGTGGGTCGCCCGACGGCATCACCCACTCTGGCAGGCTTTTGGAGATCAAGTGCCCAAGGTCTCGACCGATTGGTGACGGAACGCCACCACCTTGGTACATGGCGCAAGTACAGGTGCTCATGGAATGCCTCGAGTTGGAAGTCTGCGACTTTGTGCAGTATCGACCTGCCGAAATCACCTACCCCAAGCCTGCCGAGTTTATCTGCGTGGAAATTCCACGGGACCGCGAGTGGTGGGCAAAGTACATGCCAGTGATGAAGGAATTCTGGGAGAAGGTCCTTTGGCACCGCGAGCATGGTCACCAGGAACTACTTCCTGCGCCCAAGCCTACGATTGATGATCTGATCAAGGAGATTGAAGGTCTCGAGGGACAACTCACCAAGGTGAAGAAGATGGCTCTCGAGATCGCCAAGGAACATTCGACCCTCAAGTCGGGTCGGTGGTCTAACGAGGATGAAGAGTGGCTCCTGAAGAACAAGGACAAGAAACTGGAAGAACTTGCCGAGCACCTGAAGCGAACGGTCAAGGCCACCAAGATGCGCCTGGAAAAGTTGATCAAGGAACAGCCCAAGCAGGAGTGGACGGTCAAGATGGTCGAGGAGGACGACATCTAAAACCCAGGCTTGCCCTGAACCCACGGAAGCGTCTGCCTCCCCGGAAGATTGGGTGAGCGACAGACGAACTTTATGATGAAGTGATTGACCTCGATTTTGCCACCGCTCGGATTCGGGATTAGTGCACCGTTTTGATCGAACAACTTCACGGTCAATCTGTCCAAATTTTCTATAGGATGAATAAATTGAGTAATTTGGTCGTAGTTGTCTCTGAATACAATGAGTTGATTCGATGACACACCCTGGTCATTATCTGTTATGATAGATCCAAAGGCACCGCGGGCGATGGACTGGACTGAACCTGACACCGCGACAGATGGTGGATCCTTGGTGAGTCGGTCGTTGAAATTGGATTCAAGTTCACGAATCCTAATGTAGAGATGTTCCACGTCACCACGGGTGTGGACGTGGACACCCAACAAACGTGCTTGAACCACCTGTCTCAAAGGTGTATTGAAGTATACAGTAAAGGTATTGGCACTTGTCTGTCCCAGTGTGTCAAACGTAATCGTGTGATATTCGTAGTTGAAGTCCGGGAGACCGGTTGATACATAAGTGGATCTAGCCATTTATTACTTAGCCAAGAGAATAGCGAGGACCAAAAGAACGACGGCGATCGGGATCAGGATCTGTGCATACTTGGTGGGAACTCCCATGAACTCTCTTCGGGGCAACAGGGCTCCGACGGGTTCTGTAGATTCCTCGGGATTTAACTTGTTGCGAGTTGTGGACTTGTAGTAGTTGATCAGTTTGCGTGCGAATGTATTCTCGGATCCTGGTGTTACAGGCGGTGCGATCTTGGGTTCCAGACGCTGGTCATCCTCGTCCTGCTGCTTGGTGGCGAAACGCTTATCCTTGGTGGCTTGGACATTCAACTTGATAACGAATTCTTCGGTGGACGCTCCAGAAGCTGTAAATGGATACAACTTGAATGAACTAGTTGTAACGTCATAGTAGTAGATGGACACCTTGATCGCCTCCATGACCGGCACGGTCTTTTGAACACTGATGCTATCATTTATAGAACTCATCACGTAGTTTGTGGGACTCGCGCCGGGCAGCGTTGGAACCACAAGTGTCCCAGTGTAGGCAAAATCAAAACGATTGTCAACTGAATTTACAAAATTAACCCGTCCCGATACGGCACCTGAATTTGCTACGTCAAGAGTTACTGTTGTTCCGTTGATGCTGACGACCTTGGCGTTCGTACCTATACCAGTTCCGGTCACATCCATCCCAGAACCAATACCACTGGATGAATTTACCACTATAGTGGTCTGTCCACTGTTACCTGTTGCTCCAACACTTACTGTATTATTATAAGTATAAGGATTATCCACGGTGTATATCCTGTCTGTCAAAACCCCATAATTAGGCACCTCCAAAACTACGTAGTAGACGTGAACGTTACCATTGACCACCTGCGAGGCACTGTTCAGATATGGGATGGACGCCGATACAAAGTTCACGGACTCAATTCCATAAAGGGGTGTGCTGAGATAACTGACGAAGTTGTTGGCATCGGTTGTGGCTCTGTCTTTTCTGGTTGAACTGTCGATAACGATGTCGTAACTTGACATACTCTATTATTAGATTGCTTTTTTTCAATGAAGAAATCCCGAAGGTCCAGATCATCAAGCTCTTCACTGAATACGTCATCCAGTTCGGAATACTCAACCTGGGGCTTTATTATCTGAACATTCTCCTCATGTTCCAGTGGGACCAACGATTTTTCGGTATCGGACTCGGTCTCACTGGAAAATGTGGCATACTCTTCTGGGTCGTAGTCATACCCTTCCATGGGTTCTACCAGACGCACTACTATTTATTGGCTTCGTTTAAACGCGACCATGCCTCTTGTAAATATTAAATAAATTTTGCATGAAGTTGTGCTATTTCGGTAGCCGAAAGTCCTCTGTTGTAAGCAATGAAACATTTGATACGAGCGTTCCATGCAGAACCATAAGTACTATCACCCACATAGCTGACTGGTGTAGAAGATAAACTTAGATTTGTTGTGGCTACAGCTCCAGAAACAGAAACAGAACCATCTATGTATATTCTCATTGTGGTGGAATTTGTTTCTCTGACAAATGCCGTGGTGTGCCATGTTCCTGTTGGATTTGGGCATGCCACTTCTACTCTTGGAGTTGGTCCGCCCGGCAGAATCCACCCCTGATCTAAGTAAACTTTCCCATTATCCCATGTACAGTGTCCAAAAATACCACGAAAGTACTGAGTGTCTGTGGTGTTATAAAATTTAAAGGCCGATGATTGAACCAAACTGTATTGATACCACGTGATAAAAATAGTGTACCCAGACGTGTTTGTGATTCCAAATGAATTTGAGGCTGGACCCGTGCATAATACACTGGTCGTGTCAAAGTAACCACCAGCGTTAAATTTTGCGGTGGTCCATGTTCCGTGACGTCCATTTCCACTTATGTCATACCATGTGTCTCCAGACCCTGGATAGCTTTGTGTATTGTTTGCATCGAGGTATGCTTGTAATCCATAATAAAACACATAGTCATATGGATACAAAGGGTTGCTAATCTGAAATTCTGGAACCTTGACGTCCATGTA